CATGTCGGTTACAGGACACAGTAACCCACAGTCAGTCAAGCCTTACATGAAAAATACATTTGCATCTGCTAATTATGCATTGACGGAGCGTCACAAGCATGATATAAGCATATACAAGTGCCGACAAGGAGAGTGATATATACATGAATAATATATATAACATTATAAGTGATATGGATATACCTAATGGACATACTAAGCGTATGACTTGTCCCATTTGTAATGGGTATAATACATTCACAGTGACTAATAACATGGGTAGTCTTGTATGGAATTGCTACAAGGCATCATGCACTGCGAGTGGTGGCACTCGTGTCCATCTATCCGTGGATGACATTCGCACTGGCTTTGCTGGTGCAGAAGACTTTGCCATTGACACATTTGAGTTGCCTAGTTATGTCGTGCCGCACAGAGGACAGCGACAGTTCATCAAGTTCTGTGCTGAGTGGGGCATTGATGAGGACGCACTTGGATTGATGTATGATGTAAAGGAAGACCGTGTTGTATTTCCCGTCAAGCATGAGGGGAGAATTGTGGATGCGACTGGTCGCTCACTTGGTAAGCGATTACCAAAGTGGAAGCGATATGGAAAAAGTGGCTTGCCATACAGTCATGGGTGTGGTAAAGTCGCCGTAGTTGTTGAGGACTGTGTGAGTGCCGCAGTTGTAGGCAGTGATGTTCGGCTTGTAGGGGTAGCCATGTTGGGGACATCAATGCTTGAATCACACAAGAGGTATCTCTCACAGTTCTCGACAGCAGTAATCGCATTAGACCCCGATGCTTTACCAAAGACACTAGCGATTGCGAAAGAGTTGCGTGGACATGTTTCCGATGTGCGTGTCCTGCGTTTGACAGACGACATCAAGTATCGTCACCCCGATGACATGGATGCACTGGCATCCTTAACCAACAAGGAGAATTGATATGGAACTATCACTAATTCGTAGCCTCATGGACAAGTCGTTTTACGATGACCATCGTGGGGCTAAGTGTCCTGACCGATTGTTCAGCAAGGATGTGCGTAAGATTAAGAAGACCATTGACACTGCAATGGACAGATACAATCGCACAGTATCCCCTGACGAGATAGAGGCACTGTTCATGTCGGACAATCCGACATTGACTACAGCACAGAAGCAGTCTTATGCCAGCCTGTTCGCTTCCATTAAGAAGGAAGGCACGATGGGGCATGACATCTCACAAGAGGTGCTATCCAAGTTATTTCGTCAGGTAATTGGTGAGGATGTAGCAAACATTGGCTTTGATATGGTCAATGGTGATGCCACCACACTGGAGTCTCTGCGTAATCTGCTGGAGAACTACGGTGATGACTTCATCCCAAACCTGAACATTGAATGGGATGACATCAGCATTGAAACACTCATGGCGAAGGCTGAACTGGAAGCACGGTGGACGTTCAACATACCTAGCGTGTGTCGCAAGGTAGAGGGCGTGAGTGGCGGTCAGTTGATTGAGGTAGGTGCTAGACCCAACACAGGTAAGACATCCTTCCACGCCTCATTGATTGCAGGTCCGAATGGATTTGCACATCAGGGTGCGAAGTGTATCATCCTGTGTAACGAAGAGCCTACTCACCGTGTTGGCGCACGATACCTGACAGCGGCGGCAGGTATGTCTGCTCGCGAGGTTCGTGACAACATGAGTAAGGCACATGCCCTATATAAGCCTGTGATGGATAACATTAAGATTAAGGAAGCAGGTGGGCGTGATATGGCATGGGTAGAATCCGTGTGCAAGTCATACAAGCCCGACATCTTGGTGCTTGACATGGGTGATAAGTTTACTGTATCAGGTTCATATGCAAGGGAAGACCAAGCACTAGCCGCTTGTGCTATCTACGCTAGGCAGATTGCAAAGACATATGATTGTGCTGTATTCTACATGTCACAGTTGTCTGCAGAGGCAGAGGGTCGTGCGCAGTTGAATCAAAGCATGATGCAAGGTAGCCGCACAGGTAAGGCGGCAGAGGCTGACCTGATGATACTGATTGGTAAGTCACCATCTGTGGAAGGGCAGGAAGAAGAAAGCCCACTACGCCATATCAACATCGTGAAGAACAAGTTGAACGGCTGGCATGGCATGGTGAACTGTGAATTGGATTACTTGACAGCGAGGTATGAAGGATGAAGTTAACACTTGATGTAGAGAACACTGTCACCAAGCGTGGTGGTAAGATGCACCTTGACCCCTTTGAGCCAGAGAACTCACTAACTATGGTTGGTATGCTCAATGACCAAGGCGTTGAACGCATCGTCACCTTTGACCATAGTCAGGTAGATTCAGATGAATATGGACATGTACTAGTACAGGAGTTCCTTGATGCGGCTAGTGTTCTTATATGTCACAATGCTGCACACGACTTGCTGTGGCTGTGGGAGTCAGGCTTTAAGTATGATGGGCCTGTCTTTGACACGATGCTGGCAGAGTATGTGCTACAACGTGGACAGAAAGAACCACTGTCACTAGAAGCATGTGCTGAACGCTATGAGTTAGACACAAAGAAGCAGGACACACTGAAGGAATATTTCAAACAGGGTTACAGCACTCGTGATATTCCTCACGCAGAGTTGTCAGAGTATCTGTCTGCTGACCTTCATGCTACACAGCAACTGTCTGACAGACTGATGTATCGCCTGAATACACCTGATGATAGCGGCTTGATGGGAACAGTTGACCTGACCAATCAGGTGGCTGTATGTCTTGCTCGTATTTATCAGCGAGGCTTCAGCGTTGACCGCACCAAGTTAAATGAAGTGCGCGAAGAGTTTGAGGCAGAGAAGAAGCAACTTGAGATTGACCTGCAAGAGCATGTTCGTGAACTGATGGGTGATACACCTATCAACTTGAACAGCCCAGAGCAATTGTCTTGGGTTGTCTACAGTCGCCGTGTCTTGGACAAGACTGATTGGGGTAATCGCATTGACCCATACATGGGTGAAGGTGAGTTTCGTAGCCTCATCAATACTGGCACAGAGCGTATATACAAGACAGTAGCAACGCAGTGTAGAGAATGTAATGGAACAGGCAAAGTATGGAGAACAAAGAAAGATGGAAGCAGTTATGCAAGACCCAATCATTGCAAGGTATGCGACAGCAATGGGTATACTCTTACTAATACCGCCACTCTTGCTGGTCTTAAGTTTCGTCCACCGACTGCTAAGTGGACTAGTGCGAATGGCTTTTCGACATCGAAACAAAACCTAGAGATACTTGAGAGTGCTGCTCGTTCAAAGGGTATGACTGATGCTCAAGACTTCCTGATGAAAGTGCGTAGGCTATCTGCTGTAGACACATACCTATCATCGTTTGTTGAGGGCATTGCCACACATACTAAGTCGGATGGCAAACTGCACGTCCGTCTGTTACAGCATCGTACTTCGACAGGCAGACTGTCAGGTGCTGACCCTAACATGCAGAACATGCCACGTGGCGGTACATTCCCTGTGAAGAAGGTGTTTGTGTCTCGCTTTGAAGGTGGCAAGATTATGGAAGCAGACTTTGCTCAACTTGAGTTTCGTGCTGCGGCATATTTATCACAGGATGGAGTAGCAATTGAAGAAGTATCTACAGGATTTGATGTACACTCATATACCAGTCAAGTTATTACTGATGCTGGTCAACAGACGAGTCGCCAAGAAGCTAAAGCGCACACGTTTGCGCCGTTATACGGAGCAACAGGCTTTGGCAGAACAGAAGCAGAGGCAGCATACTACAGCCACTTCACTGAGAAATACCAAGGGGTCGCAACTTGGCATTCCCGATTGGCTAAAGAGGCTATAAACACAGGTAAGATTACCACGCCATCTGGAAGGGAGTTTGCCTTTCCTGATGTGAAGCGTAACTCACGTGGCAGAGTGTCACACTTTACGCAGATTAAGAACTATCCAGTGCAGTCATTTGCTACAGCAGATATTGTACCGTTGGCATTACTTCATATTGAAAAACTGCTTGACGGTATGCAATCTTGTGTGGTAAATACTGTGCATGACTCTATTGTTATTGACGTTCACCCTGATGAAGAAAGGAGTGTGATTGAGGTGATTGCTAAGACTAACAGGGAGTTGATACAATTGATTGACATACGTTGGGGGTTGTCATTCAATGTGCCACTAGAATTAGAGGCGAAAATTGGCCCCAAT